CTCTTGCCGTATTCGATGATGTTGGCAAGCATGGCGTTGCTCATGCCGCCGCTGTGAGGCTCCGCAAAACCCACCTTGATGTTGCTGTTCTGCCCTTTCAGGTCGCGGCCAACGGGCGATGTGCCAAGCGCGGATAATAGCTCCCCGGTTGAGCGGGAGTCATACTTCGTACCCTTGCCCACCACGGAGGAGAGTGCAGACCGCATCCGCTTCTCCAGCACATCCGCGCCCGCTTCCAACGCGCTTGAGACGATCTCATCCTGCCGTTCGCCGATGGTGGCGAGCCGCTTCATGAACTCCTCGGGCATCTTCACACTGACGTCAGCCATTGGACGCCTCCGTGTTCTTGGCGAACACCTCGTAGTACATTCCCCGATTGCGGACGTTTTCCACGGAGATTACGTCATACCGCACGCCGTCGGTGACAATCACAAGGGTCGTATCCACAGTAATACCCGGGATGAATCGAAAGCGAAACATCGTTGTCGCTTCCTGAAAGACGGTGCTGTTTCGCCATTTCTCGCTCATGTTCTTTTGTTCACGGTAGGCATGGACTGTTGAAAGCACCATATCCGTAGTGGAGGGGAAGCCCTCGCTGTCGGTGGTTTTGACCGTGCGAATGAGCTGAATGGTTGAAGTCATCTTTCCAAAGCTCATGGTTTCCACTCCCTATCCAGCTGCAGCAGCAGGTTCACGGTCGCCCATGCCTGCTGTCCCGCCTGTACGCTGTCGGCAAAGAAGCCGCCTGTAGAGCCATCCCGCGACTCATACAGGTGGCTTGCCAGCATGATGATTGCCTGCTCGGTGTTGGGCGATGCGTCGTTTGCGGCGTAGTAATCCTGCCCCAGATGCTGATATCCCTCCGCGTAAGCTGTGGCGGCGGCAATGCAGCGATTTAGCAGAGCGTCGTCAGCCGAATGTTCAATGATGAGGTTTGCCTTGACCTTTGCCAGCATATTTTCCATTTACCGCCGCCTCCTTTCTTCGCTTAGGACGCTTTCTGCACCAACACCTTCACGGCTTCGGGCAAAATCAGCTTGCCGTCCACGCGCTGAGAGCCCAGGAAGCCCACCTGCCCGTTGGGCGCGTACAGTTCGCCGAGACGCTTGAAGGAACGACCCTGACGGTCGGCTACCCAGTAGTAGCCAAGATCGCCGAACAGGACGGTCTTTGCCGACGCCGCGATGGTAGGCATATTGGCGGAGGTGTACACGGGACGGTTGAGAATGGTATCCGGAGTCCCTGCGGTCAGCGAAGGCTGCCAGAGGTACTGACCCGTGGAGTCCTTCAGCTTGCGAATCGCCTTAACGGTCGCATCGTTCAAGATCCAAACCGCGTTCTTCCGATAGGGACTCAAGAGCGCGTAGTACAGGTCGATCAGCTCATCCGCGGTAATGGCAGCGGCAGCCGCGGTCGTCACGCCGGTTCCCGCGCCGCCGGAAGCCGCCAGTACGCCGAGGGGCTTACCCGTGCCGTTGCCGGTGAAGAAAGCTTCCTCCTCCTTGGCGCCGATTCTGCGGGCGAACTCCTTTGCGATGTAGCTTTCAAGGTCGAACACGCTGTCGTTTAGCAGTTCCTCGGACACCTTAATCATGGTACCCAGCTTGTGTGCGCCAATGGATACCTGCCCGAAGGCATCGTCGCTTTCGGTGAAGGCACCCTCCTCGTCTATCCAAGCCGCCGTGCCCTTGGACGCCACAATGGGGATCTTGCGGTCGCCGGAGTCGGTTTGGATCACGTGCGCCAGCTTGCGGAAGATGTTGGCCTCGGTCAGCCCCTCGACCAAAGTGCGCTCGTATTCATCCGGCACGAGGTAACCGCCCTCGCTGTCAGTGCCAACCTGCAAGGCGTCCGTAATCTCGCGGCGCACAATCTTAGAGCGCATGGCGTTCCAGAACGAATGCTTGTAGTCGTCAGTAGCGCGCCCCGTCAGAGCCGTTTCCTTGCCTTCCGGCTTGGTGGTCAAGGGCTTGCCGACGGGCTTGTTCAGCTCGGCTTCCAGCGCCTCACGGCGCTCCAAGCGCCCAATTTCCTTGCCAAGGTCGGTAATGTCCTGCTCCATCTTGGCGTAGGTGGCGTCGTCCTCAGCGGAGAGAACGCCCTTATCGGTACGGTGGGAATCCAGGAAGCTCTTCGCGGCTTCCCATGTCTTGTTGCGCTTTTCGCGCAGTTCGAGAATCGTCATTTCGTATTCCTCCTAAATTAGTGTTGAATGAGGTTCAGCCGTTCCAGGAGCGAATCCACGGAGCGGCCTTGGGGTTCGGGTTCGGGTTCGAGCTTAGGCGGTTCCTCTGCTACAGCCGCCTTTGTCTTGGGCCTTGCCGCCAGCTTATTCAGCAGGGAGTTGGTCACCGCTTTCCTGCTGAAAGCAAAGGTCAGGTTCTCCGCTTCGCCGCAGTCGGGCTTGGCGTCCTCCAAGATTCCATCCGCGAAGCCCAGCTCTACCGCTTTGTTGGCGTTCATCCACGTTTCGGCGTCCATGAGGTGAGAGATTTTCGCCCTTGACAGTCCCGATTTGAGTTCGTAGGCGTTGATGATGCTTTCCTTGACCTCGGACAGCATGTCAATCGCTTTCTGCATCTCCTCGCTGTCGCCAATCGCGATCGTCAAGGGGTTGTGGATCATGAGCATGGAAACCGGGCTCATGAGCACCTTTGTGCCCGCCATGGCTATGACGGACGCAGCCGAAGCCGCGATGCCGTCCACCTTGATGGTCACATTGTGGGGGTAGTCCATGAGCAGGTTGTAAATCTGCGCCGCCGCGACGCAATCGCCGCCGGGGCTGTTGATCCAAACGGTGATATCGCCGCTGCCGCTCATGAGCTCGTCTCTAAAAAGAGCCGGCGTGACGTCGTCGTCAAACCAGCTCTCATCTGCGATGGTTCCGTTCAGATACAGCGTGCGCTCGTTGGGAGCCTCCGCCGCCTGATTCTTCCATCTCCAGAACTTCTTATTGTTCATCTGTTGCTCTCCTTTCAAGCGTTCCCGTCCGGGTTATTCCACCGTCCCGCGCTTCCGATGTCTACCATGTTGCCGTTGCACAGATAGCGGTTTCCGCCAAGCTCATCGGGGATCTTGTCCATGTTTTCCAGCGTTCTCACGTCGTTGGGGGACATAAAGCCGTTCTGAATCCCCGTAGCATAGCCCTGCATACGGCTGGCGTAATCGCCCCTTAGTAAGCCGTCCACATTGAACTTAGCAAACAGCGCGTCCTTCTCGGCAGGCAGCAGCAGAGCGCGGTTGACGGACTGCTCCCAGCGGATAATCCATGGGTCGAGGGTGTATTTCACAAACTCCAACGACTGCTGCTCGATGTTGGAAAAGCTGCTCTTTTCGAGGTCGCCTACCATATGGGGCGGTACACGGAATATCCTCGCGATCTCGTTGATTTGGAATTTCCGCGTTTCCAGGAACTGCGCCTGCTCCGGGCTTATCCCGATCGGCTGGTACTTCATGCCCTCCTCAAGGACGGCGATGCGGTGCGAATTGCCGCTGCCTTGATACGCCGCGTTCCAGCTCGCCTTGAGCTTGTCCGGGTCCTTAATCACGCCCGGATGCTCCAGCACCCCGCCCGGCGCCGCGCCGTTTGCGAAGAACTTCGCGCCATATTCCTCGGTGGCGATTGCAAGCCCTATGGCGTTCTTTGCCATAGCGATGGGGGAATACCCCACCAACCCGTCGAAGCCCAGTCCGGGGATGTGCAGTACGTCCGTTGGCCGCAGCGTGACGGTCGTGCCCTTCATGGTGTTGGCTTCGTCCGAACTTCTGGTGTAGGTATAGTAGAGCTGCCCGCTCTGGTCGCGGTCGACCGTCATTCTGTTGGGCATGAGCGGGTACAGCGCAATCACTTCGCCCTTGCCGTTCCTCAAGATCTGCGCGTAGGCGTTGCCGTACATGAGCAAGTGCGTCATGAGCGTTGTCCGGAAGATGAAGCTGGTCATCTCGGGGTTCGGCTCGTCGTGCAAAAGCCTATACAGACTGTGATCTATGGCCTTTTCCTTGCCGCCGTCCTGTGTATATCGGTACAAATGAAAAGGCAGTCCCGCGACCGCCTCCGCGAGGGTTCTCACGCACGAATACACCGCCGTCATCTGCAAAGCGGAGCGTTCGTTGACGCTTTTGCCCGCGCTGCTTCCGCCGAAGAAAAAGCTGTAACCGCTGCCCGCGGTAGAGTTCTTGGGCTTGTCC